AAGACCAATCTAGGGTTGATGAGCTTAAAAAGTTTGTTAAAAATCTAGACATTAAAAATCCAGATACTGAAAAAGATTTGATTATATTTCCATGGCCTGAATATAACAAAGACAACGTTGAAGCCTATATTGGAGGTAAAGGTGTCCTATCTAATCCTGATAATGTTCCAGAAATAAAATTCGTTGAAGAATTATTTGAAAGAATGTTAACGGATGAGGAGGTATTAAATGATTTGGTAAATAAAGTAGACAACGGAGCATCAGCATGGGCGGCAATAAGTCCTGTTGATAGTTTTTTCTATAACGAAGTAAAACCTTATGATAGATTAGACGCTAGCGCAACACCAGATGACATAGCAAGGCTTGTTGGATTAAGAGCTATGGGTGTTCTAGGATTTTCAAATAGTTATTTATCCCCAGCCGAAATAGAAGCATTTGCAACATCAGAAGCCGATTTAATATTAACTAAATTTAAGGAAAATAAAACAATCATTCAGGGGTTAAAGGAAAAATATTCATCACCAGAGTCATATGCTACAATTACGGGTACAATAAATGGAGGCCAATCTAAATTAATTGAGGATAATGGTAATAATTGGAAATATAGTTATATAACTCTTTCTGTTCCCGGCGTTGAGGACTCTAAAGTTTCACTATTACCAGTTGATAAAGGTTTTAATAATGGTGAATATGGTTTTAATAGAAAATCAACTGCTGACTATAATCTAATATCATCATATTGTGATACAGCCGATTCAACAGCAAAAGCAACGTATGTTTTGACAATTGATAAAAATAAATACGAAGAAGTAAGCTCAACATCTGTTGTAGGTCAAGCTGGGGTATTTAATTTCTCGATATTAAAGACAAATAAGATTCAATCACATGATGTAATTTCACAGGCTGGTTTTGGTATTGGTCAGGGTAAATATGGTGTCCAAGAGTTTTCGGCGATTAACTATGCTGGAACAGATTATGGTGTTGAAACGTTACCCTTTTTCTCAATCTTTTATGATAATTATTCTGGCAGTATGATATTACCATCAGCTGTTTGTGAAACTAGGAAGACACCAACAATTTCTGGTTGGGATTTAACAGATGAAAAGGGTAATGCTATTCCGTTTTCACCAGCACCATTCAATCCAAAGGATTCAAATTATGTTAGTAGTGTAAACGCAATTGAAACAAACCACGCAAATAGAGGTAGAAACCTTAATTTCTTCCAATTTAAAGACAATCAATCACAGATTGCGTTTCCATTTTTTAATTTTGAATCAACAGGGGTTTTGTCTTCATCGATGAAAGAAATAAGCTTAACAACAAATTTATTTGGAAGTTTATTTTATAATATACAAAGTGTACGTGGACGTGCTTTGTTATTTTTGCATAACTTTCCATGGAGAGGATTGGTTGGAAAAACAGAAAACATAGGGTTGTTCTATCAGCCCGAAATTTTGAATATATTCAGATATAGAACAGGGTTTGTTCAAGTTCCTAAATTATTATCAGCGTTTATCGGCGGATTACTTTGGAGATATGATGAAGGTGAAAACGGAAACGACCCGATTGCATTTAAGACGTTGGATGATAAATGGGCAATTTCTTTATATAACTCAGATTATATCACTGGAAACCTATTCGGTAACAATACTCCGACGCATAAAGAGTATCTTAAATACTATTTAAATGATTTTAGTCTAGCAAATGCAAGATATAATGATAGTGTTTATCCGATGTCTTTTTGTGCTGGCGCTGGTGGTAAATATGTTGATTTGGACCCAGTATTATTAAATTTACCTCAAGATGTAAAAAATTTTTTTATAAACAAGTTTAAAGAATTTTCAGATAAAGAGTTTAACAATGAACTAAGACCAATTTTTGAAATCAAACCAAAAACTTTCAATAATGATGGTTATGAAGTTGCTTGGATGAATGCGTTTAACGAACTAGATAATTCAACCACACTGGTTGACGGGAAACCAAGCAATACAATTTCATCAATTGAATCATATCTTGAATTGTCAGACGCTAAGTTTACCGATAGATACAAAATATTTAATTACAATACAACAAAATACGGTGGGTATTCAGATACGAAATATGATTATATAATTGAATATGCACATAATTCAGATGCCGAAAATAAACTAAAGGAGTTATTCTTTGATTATGAATATCTTTCAAACCAATCTTGGAGAATTTGGAATGATGTGGCTAAATCAGATTTAAACAATGATAATTGTTCAACCGATATCACGGTAAGTAAACTTGATTCGTTTAACCCGTATATCAATGTTATTAATGCTAAATTGACCAATTTTATATCTGATGGACAAAAGAAAAAATTTGAAAATAATGAGCTTGAACAAGTTAAGTTTGAAATATATAGAAACCTTAAAAAAATATATGATAAATGGGTTGCATATACCGATAAACCCGATAAAATTTTATTCCAGTGTTGTACAACAAATGGGGTAACACCTAGTCGATTAAGTAAGGATAAAAATATGAATCAACACATTGCAGATGTAAATAATTTTACAACATCTGATAGTGAATTGGACTTGATTGATAGTTTTAGATTTGTTACAAGGTCATTTAGAGATATTGGAGATGAGTTTCAAATAAATCCGTTGATGGTTTTTCAATTATTAAGGGAAACAACCAATGTAAGCTTTTATGACTTTATCGGAAGAATATTGACACAAAATAATTTTGATTTTATTGCATTACCAACATATATCGATTATAATAACGATAATGAATTGCTTAGTGTGTTTAAACCTTATACTTATTATGAGGCAAAAAACCTTATAACACAATCTGGCCCATCATTTGTTTGTGTATATGTTGGTCAAACATCAACTAAATTAGATTTTAATGGTAAATCACAATACCCTAATGATGGATTTAATTTAACGGACGAAGCTAGTGGATTACCAAATGATTTAACATTAACAGGAAACACATGGGAGGATATTGGTGCGGCATTTGTTGTTAATTATGGACAACAAAATCAGAACGTATTCAAAGATGTATCCCTTGACCAATCTGAATTTGGTGAAACAGCCGAATCACTACAAATAACAGATAGTATAGCAAATAAACTTTCACAAAGTAATCAAACATATGTTGGCCAAAATCTTTATAATGTTTTTTCAGTTAGAAGCTACAAAACAGAGGTAGAGATGATGGGGGATGCAATGATTCAACCAATGATGTATTTTCAGTTGGACAATATTCCAATGTTTCGTGGAGCATACCTTATTACCAAAGTTAAACATAGCATTGTACCGAATTATATGTCAACAACTTTTACGGGAACAAGAATAAAGGCAAATGAAACACCGTTGATTGATGTATCCACATTATATTCAGCAATATTGAATGGTTATGAACTACCAAAGGCTGAACAGGGGTCTAAATTAATCGACTCTAATGTAAACTATGGTAAAATACCTAGAACAGCAACACCTATTGGTAATATAGTCGTTAACTATATAGAAGCGACACCAAAACAAAAATCTAATGGGCCGTTTTCTAATGGAAACCCTGAGTATATTGTGTTACACTGGACAGCGGGGGCGAAATATGTTGCGCCACCAGACCCTAGAGGTCTTGGTTATCATCTTGAAATCGATGAGAATGGTACAATATATCAAACAGGTGATTTTTCACAGAAATTATCACATGCTGGTTGTTATAAAAAGACGGTAGCGTGTGCTGAAATGAATGGAAAGGCTATTGGTATATCATATGTTGGGGGAACAGAGAAAGATGCAACAAAAGGATATGTAAGAACTTGGGCCGATTGGCAAAACACGAATCTTAGCCTTGGAAATGGAACATATAATGCGAAAGCACAGTGGGAGGGAATAATAAATTCAATCATATTGGCAAAAGAAAAACATCCGACAATAAACGCTATAACATCTCACCATTTAACCGCTGCCGATAAAATTGACATTGGTGATGACTTTCCGTGGGAAAGACTTTTGGATGAAATTGAGGCTAGAACAACCGAAGCTGGCACTAAGTGGAGACCATTATTAGCAACCAAGTGGTATGACAATAGTAATACTAATCAGGGTGCACTTGTTCATGAATTCAGAGGTTCAGTCAAGAAAGAAGACATTTTATCAAATTTAACACCACTTGAATTAGAACGAAATCAACCAGCAAACGTTGTGGTCCCAGACACTGGACTTAAATTGGCTGAGGTTTATGACTATCTGCATTCAGCAGGTTTAAGTAAAAACTTAACAATAGGTATAATGGCCAATATGTATCGTGAAAGTCAATTTGTCCCAACAGTATTTGGAGATAAAAGGTCTACATCAGTTGTAAACGTAAATAATTCTAATTATTCAACGTTACGTAGCAAAAATGGAAACTATTATTGTAGTTGGGGTCTAACAGGTATAAATGTATGTGGTGGTGCAGGGGTTGAATTCTTACAACGAAATAATTTAACTAACGGAACCAATGAACAGAAGATTTCGGCTCTTACCAACCCATCATTACACATGGATTATGTTATATATGCGACAAAAAAACTTTATCCAAACACATATATGACAGAAAGAACGCCTGAAGAATGGGCAATCGATTTTGCCATGGATTATGAGAATTGTGGTGATTGTGGTAGCCCAGCCGCAACGGAGGTTAAACGCAGAGCAGCGGCGGCTAGAACATTGGCAACTCAAAACTTTTACGGGTAATTGTAAGTAACAATAACTTTTCGTATATTTGTTCTATGAAAATAGGGAATATTGTTTCAACAACCAACATAAATGTTTCAGAAGATTTTAATGTGGTTCAATCCTTGGATGATATCATTCAAGGATTACCCACATTAATAATTGGTTGGGATTATGTTCGAAGTAATTATCCAGACTATGATGTAATAGAAAAAAAACTTGGTGATAATCTATTTTGGACGTTTAAGAAGACGGAAAATAGAGGTCAACACGAAGAAGATTTGTATAATTTTGTTGAAAAATCGTACAAAAACCTGATTATCAATATAAGTTATGTATACATTGACCCGGTTTTATTTTCCCTTCGTAAAATGAAAAAGGTGCTCAGAAAAATCACTTCAACGCCAAAAATAATTGCATATCAACATGGTTCAATGTTATATATCTATGGTGATAACATTATTTTTGGTATTGATTTAAACTTTATGGAATTCATCGGTATCAACCAAACAAAAATAAAGAATAAAATAAAGGACATTGGGGGTATCCTTTTGAGTGAAAATCAAATATTTATTGAATATAAAAAAAGAGTGGAAAACCTTGACAATCAAGTCAAGTATATCCCTTTCTTATATTCAATAGAAAATGGGTAAAACAATATTATTAGCATCCTTCATATTTCCAGAACGTTTAGAATGGTTCACAGCTTATTTAAATGATAAGTTCAAGATACCAAAAGATAAAATATTTGGATATCGTAACTTAGATGATGAGGCAAAACTTATTGTTACGTTTAAATTAAACATTCCAGACGATAAATTTTTGGATATCAAAAATCTATCCCCAAACGCAATCATAATCCATAAAAGAGGGAATGCATTGTATACAATTAATGCTCTAAATAAGCTAATTGAAGAAATTTCAACCAATAATCTTGGTAATATCGACCATAAAACGTTTAAGGTTAATTGGGAGGAATATCAAAATAAGCTAATCCTTATTGATAATGGAGACCTAGCTATTTGGAATATAAATAGAGTTTTTTAGGGGTTTTCAGATATTTATATGTAATATAACGCTAAATAAAGCATATTTATGGAAAATCAAACAAAAGAAAAAGACCTACAAAAAGCGATTGACGAATTTTTGAAGGAACAACCAGCTTTGTCAGAAACAACTGAAGAAATGGATTGTAGTTCAGGTGTATGTGTCATTAAAAACGACAAAAGTGTACTTGAGAGAATCAACAAAAAAATAATAACTGAAGACGGAAGACAATTATTGATTTAACATGGCAAAAAAATTTAACCCGAAATTACTTAATGAAGAGTTGAAGAAATTTAGGCTCCTATCTGAGTATTCATTTTATACTGAAGAACCTAAGCAAGATGACGACCTAATTTTGGGTTCAAACCTTGGCGAGGCAGACGAGGACCCTAATACCGACCCAAACGCTGCCCCAGCTGACCCAAACGCTGCACCTGCCACTCCAGCGGCCCCTGTAGACCCAAATGCTGCACCTGCCCCAGCTCCGGCTGACGATTCAAAGACAGCGGCAAATGCAGCCCCAGCTGATGCTGGTGTACCAGATGGTGGACCAGACGTAACCGCTCCAGATGCTACAGCACCAGAAGGAGATGAAAACTTATTCGGAACCGATGACGGTGGTTTAGGTGGAATGGAGGACGATGGTGGTGATGAGGTTGAAGTAGATGTAACACAACTTGTTAAAACAGGTGAAGAAGCAACCAACGCCGCATCTGACGCTAGCCAAAAAACAAGTGAACTTTTGGATAAGTTTAATGATTTAGAGCAAAGAGTTTCATCAATGAATTCATTGACACATAAAATCGATGCTCTAGAAAAAGAAATAATAAAAAGGAATCCAACACCAGTAGAAAAGCTTGAAATGAGGTCAATGGATTCGTTTCCATACAATATCAAATTAACAGATTATTGGAAAGATGTTGATGGGTATGAGCCAACTGGTTCAGGTACAGAACAAAAACAAGAATACGTATTGACACAAGATGATGTAGATTCAGGGTTTACAGATGCGTCAATAAAGAAAACGTTTGATGTACCAGAAGATTATGAAGAAGAAGATGTTTATGATTAATAATTTTAAAGGTCGCAATTGCGGCCTTTTTTATTTTGATATAATTTATTCATCATAAAATTTGCAACCAGCAAAAATCTTTCGTATGTTTGCTTATATGTGAAAATAATATCTAGAAAAGTACTTGACTTTAGAACATTTTTTTAGTATATTAGTGTACATTAATTTCTAGTATTTTAATCGAGTATATAATAAACACACATAGTAAACACACATTTATGAGTAACACAAACACAAACACGCTAGATGCAATGCTAGCCCAGTATGAGAACAACACAAAACCTCGTACATCAAACAATAACGTGAAAGAGTACGATTTGAAAAACTACTTTTCAACCGTTCTTAAAGACAAAGAAGATTCAGCGACAAAAAGAATCAGAATCCTACCAACCGCAGACGGTTCAACACCATTCCGTGAAGTTCATGGTCACAAAGCTCAAGTAGACGGTCAATACAAAACTTTTATCTGTCAAAAACATGAAAAAGGTGAAGATTGCCCATTTTGTGAAGCACACGATGCTTTACGTGCTACCGGCAAAGAAAGCGACAAAGAATTAGCAAAAAAATACAACGCAAGAAGAATGTACGTTGTTAAGGTTATTGACAGAGATAAACCTGAAGAAGGCGTTAAGTTTTGGAGATTTAATCACGACTATCGTAAACAAGGAATTCTTGATAAGATATTTGGTGTATTGAAAGCTGTAAATAAAGATATTACACACCCAGAGACTGGGAGAGATTTATTGGTTATTATCTCAAGAGACCAAAATAAGCGCCCAGTTGTTCAGAGCATTCAACATGTAGACCCAAGTCCGCTAAGTGAAAATGCTGAAGAAGCAAAAGAATGGTTAGCAGATGCAAGAACATGGGAAGATGTTTATAGCGTTAAACCTTATCAGTATCTTGAAATCATCGTTAAAGGTGGTGTTCCTGAATGGAATAAAGAAGCTAAACAATTCGTTGATAAGAGTGCTAACGAAAAAACTGGTGATGACTTAGACCAAGAACTTACACTTGGGGTTCCAAATGTAAAACCTACAGTTATTGCAGCTACACAAACAACCGAAGTGTTGGTACCAACAGAAGATGTTGATAGTGAAGAAGCTGAAGATGACTTACCATTCTAATTAAGTCATTATAAAGAATGGGTAGTAATTTACTGCCCATTTTTTATTATCCCGAAATAACATCTGTCTTAATAAAGATACAATGGCTGTAAAACCTAAAAAAATAATAGAAAAAACCACCTTTGATATTCAAAAATATAAAGAATCAAAAGGACTGGTTCGTAAGATAAAAAATAAAGAATTAAGCTGGATTCCACTGTCCAACGCATATCAAGAAGCGTTAGGAATTCCCGGTGTACCAAGAGGATACACTTCACTTGCCAGAGGATATTCAAATACCGGTAAATCAACTGGTATTTACGAGGCAATTGTTGGCGCACAAAAAATCGGAGACCTTCCGGTTATTTTTGATACAGAAAATAATTTCCAATGGGAACATGCCAGAAATGTTGGTATGGAATATCAAGAAGTTGTCGATAAAACAACTGGTGAGGTTTCATATGAAGGTGATTTTATTTTTGTTAGTAACAGAATGCTTCTTGACATGTATAGTTGTTGGGAGTATGATGAAGCAAAACTGAAAGCTGAACCAGTAAGGAATCAGCCAGTTATTGAGGATATTGCACGTTTTATGGATGAAATAATGGATGACCAAGAATCTGGTAATTTAAACAGAAGTGTTGCTTTTTTCTGGGACTCAATTGGTTCATTAGATTGTTTCAGAGCGGTAAAATCAAAGAGTAAAAATAATATGTGGAATGCTGGCGCACTTGAGTCTAGCTTCAAATCAATTTTGAACTTTAGAATTCCAGATACTCAACGTGAAGACTGTCCATATACCAATACATTCTTTGCTGTTCAGAAAATTTGGTTTGACAACATGAATACTGTCATCAAACACAAAGGTGGCGAAGCATTCTTCTTTGGTGCAAGACTTATTATCCACTTTGGTGGAATATTAACCCATGGAACTGAAAAGAAAAATGCGGAAATAACTGATAAGGGAATCAAGTATAAATATCAATTTGGTGTTGTTGCAAATATCAAATGTGAAAAAAATCAGGTAACAGGAATTGAACAAATGGGTAAAATTATGTCTACATCGCATGGTTACTGGAACCCAGATAAACTTGATGAGTATAAAAAAAGATACAAACCTTATATCTTGGAACAATTAACCAAGAGTTATCAAAATGTTAGTTTTAATGAAGATGCTGATATAAACATTACAACTGAAGAAGTTGTTAAATTATCAGGTGATGATATGTCTGCGTAAACAATTTTTTTTAATCATTAAAGAATTGAAAATTGAATAAAAGACCACCAAAAGATGGTGAAATAATTGAAGTTATAAATACACTCTTGGTCGATGGAAATGCCTTATTTAAAATAGGTTTTTTCGGGGCCAAGAGTGAATATAACCATCGTGCTGAACACATTGGTGGTTTATACCAATTTCTTACAATACTCCGTAAATTATTAAACGAAAATCTATACCATAGAGTATATGTTTTTTGGGACGGAAAACTTAGTGGTAAATTAAGATATAATATATATCCACTTTATAAAAGTGGACGCAATAAAGATTATATCAATGGTTCTCAACCAGTAGATGATTCTGAGGTTATTCAAAAAATGACAATTAGGAATTATCTAGATGAATTATACATTCGACAATTACAACACGATTTTATTGAGAGTGATGATTTCATTGGATATTATTTTATAAATAAAAAACCAAACGAAAAAATTACTATCTGTACAACGGATAGGGATATGTGTCAACTTATAAGTGAAGATGTAAGAATTTATTTTTGTGATTTAAAGAACTACATTGACAATACCAATTATTCTTCGTATTTTTGTCATCATTTAGATAATGCTGCGTTAATAAAAATAATCACTGGTGATAATAGTGATACAATTAAGGGGGTTAAAGGAGTTAAAGAGACAAAATTACTTACGCTTTTTCCTGAGATAAAGGAACGAAAGGTAACACTGAATGAAATAATTGAAAAGGCAACAATCTTACAACAACAAAGAATCGAAGCCAAGCAAAAACCTTTAGGTGTGTTGGATAATATTATAAATGGTATTACAGATGGGCCACAAGGAGATGAACTCTATCGAATAAATACTGCACTTGTCGATTTGAAAAATCCGATGATGACAGATGAGGGAAAACAACAACTTCAAGATTTAATCGAGGGAGAATTCTCAACTGAAAATAGAGGTATAAAGAATGTATTAAATTTTATGAAATATGATGGGTTAGAAAGGATAATTGGTTCTACTAGGTATCCAGAATATCTTTTACCATTTAAAAAGTTAATTGAAAGAGAAACCAAAGAATCATCAAAAAAACAACTATGAACAAAAAAATCGAAGAACAGAGATTTGAATTTGTGCTTTACATCAATAAGCACATTATCTGTCAAAGATACTTTAGTATCAGAGACTTTAATGAATTGTCATTGAATTCATTAGAATTAAAACAATTAATGGATAGATTAGTGGGTGTTAACTCATCTTCAATGGGTTATATTCCACAACATCTTAAAAAGAAAGCGATTGATTATTTATGGAGATTTTATAATCCATATAATAAGCAAACCGATGTCAATGTTAAAAATAATTACGAGAAAGAAGATATTTTTGACTTTGAAATAAGGGTTGATAAAGAAGCAGTTGCGCAAAGCACGTTTTCTGGGAATCTTTTCCCACCACAAATAAGATATCAAGTAGATATAAAGGAATTAATTCCTAATATTATATCAGATATCAAAGACACTTTGAGTCAAAAAAAATATACCACTAAGTATGGCTATATCGCACTTTAAGGATATTTATTAAAATCAAAGTTTTTAAAAATTCACAATAAAAAATGTCAAAAATTAATAGGGGGAGTTTTGGGTATTTAGGCGCTGATTTTCAGCTTAGATTAGTCGCACAACTTCTCGTTGATAACAAATTTGCCGAATCAATTATTGACATAGTAGACCCAAATTACTTTGATGACCAACATCTTAGAGTAATTGTTTCAACAATCAAGGACGCATATCAGGAATATAATGTAATTCCTGATATGGGTAGCCTTGAATTTAGGCTTCTAGATAGTATTACAAACGAATTTGACCAAAAATATGCGATGGCTCAGCTCAGGATGGTAAAAGATGCCAATCTGAATGATAGTCTAGCCGTGCAGGATAAGGCAATGAAGTTTTGTAAACAACAGGAGCTTCAGAAATCTATTAAAGAAATTCAGATTATAATTGATAAAGGTGATATATCCAGATATGATGAATGCGAAGAAATCCTCAAAAAGGCTTTAGAACATGGTGATAATAAAGATAATGGGGTAAACGTATTAGATAATATTGATGCAGTACTTGTCGATGATTTCAGAAAACCAATTCCAACTGGAATTAAAGGTCTCGATGAAATCATGGATGGTGGTTTATCCAGAGGTGAACTTGCAATCATATTAGCCCCGTTCGGTGTCGGTAAGACAACGATGATTACCAAGATTGCCAATACGGCAAAAAAGTTAGGTAAAAATGTTCTTCAAATAATATTTGAGGACACAACAAAAATAATTCAAAGAAAACACTTAGCTTGTTGGTCAGGATATGACCTAAATAGTTTGTCATTACATAAAGATGAACTTAAAGAGTTGGTCGAAGTTAAAAAAACAGAACCGGGAATTTTGAAGATTAAAAAATTCCCAAGTGATGGTACTACTATACCTATCATCCGACAGTACATTAGAAAGTTGATAGCACAAGGGTTTAGACCAGATATTGTTTTATTAGATTACATTGATTGCGTACAGCCATCAAAAAAAGTTGATGACGTAAATGTTGGAGAAGGAAATGTTATGCGACAATTCGAAACACTTCTCTCAGAATTCGACATGGCTGGTTGGACAGCTGTACAGGGCAATAGAAGCTCAATACGGTCAGAAGTAGTTGAAGCCGACCAAATGGGTGGTTCAATTAAGAAGGGCCAGATTGGTCACTTTGTAGTCTCAATAGCAAAAACCTTAGACCAAAAAGAAGCTGGAACAGCCACGATGGCAATTCTTAAATCCAGATTCGGTAAGGACGGTATGATTCTCCAAGATATAATATTTGATAATGCTAGAATTCAAATAGATATGAATGGGGATAAAACAGCAAGAACCCAAGGTGAATACAATAAGGATAAAGAAAAGGAAGAAAAACGACATGTGGCTAATATGTTGGAAGCTCTTCAAAAACGTAAAGCGGTGATATTAGAAGAATAATAAACGAAGAAAAAAAATTAATAAAAGAAATGGATTTATCAACAAAAATCTTGTCGGATATTACTGTACATATGAAGTATTCAAAGTATATCCCCGAATTACATAGGCGAGAAACATGGAATGAACTGGTTACACGAAATAAAAACATGCACCAGAAAAAGTACCCGAATATAGCAGATGAAATAGAAAAAGCATATCAATATGTTTATGATAAGAAGGTTCTCCCATCAATGAGGTCACTCCAATTTGGAGGTAAACCAATTGAGATATCACCGAACAGAATTTACAACTGTGCTTATTTACCAATTGATGATTGGAGAGCATTTAGTGAAACAATGTTTCTTTTGCTTGGTGGTACAGGTGTTGGATTTTCGGTTCAAAAACATCATGTAGACCAATTACCAGAAATCAGAAAACCAAACCCAAATAGAACCAAAAGATTTCTTATTGGTGACTCAATAGAGGGTTGGGCGGATACAATCAAAATATTAATGAGAGCATATTTTGAAGGAATGTCAACACCAGACTTTGATTACTCTGACATTAGGCAAAAGGGAGCATTGCTTATCACTAGTGGTGGTAGGGCACCCGGACCACAGCCGCTTAAAGACTGTGTCCATAATATTACCAAAATTCTTGACGCAAAACAGGACAATACCAAATTAACACCAATTGAGGTGCATGATATAATATGTTTTATTGCCGATGCTGTTTTGGCTGGCGGAATAAGAAGAGCAGCACTTATTTCTTTATTTTCAATGGATGATGAAGAAATGTTATCAGCAAAATCAGGTGCTTGGTGGGAACTTAACCCACAAAGAGGTAGAGCAAATAATTCGGCTGTAATTCTAAGATATAAAATAAAAGATGAGGACTTTTTCCAACTTTGGAAAAGAATAGAGGATAGTAATAGTGGTGAACCGGGAGTTTATTTTTCAAACGATAAAGATTGGGGAACCAATCCTTGTTGTGAAATTGGTTTAAGACCATACCAATTTTGTAATCTTTGTGAGGTTAATGTGTCAGATATTGAATCACAAGAAGACCTTGAAAACAGAACAAAAGCGGCGGCATTTATTGGAACATTACAAGCTGGTTATACCAATTTTCATTATCTTAGAGATGTTTGGAAACGTACAACTGAGAAAGATGCTTTGATTGGGGTCGGTATGACAGGTATTGGTTCTGGTGAAATTATGAAATACGATTTAGAAGCTTCAGCTAAGATTGTTTTGAAGGAAAATGCTAGAGTGGCTAAGCTTATCGGTATTAATAAAGCGGCAAGAACCACAACCGTTAAACCATCTGGAACAAGTTCATTGGTTTTAGGCACTGCATCCGGTATACATGCTTGGCACAACGACTATTATATCAGAAGAATTCGTGTTGGTAAAAATGAATCAATATACACATATCTTTCAATTTATCATCCAGAACTAATTGAGGACGAATACTTCAAACCAAAAGAACAAGCGGTAATATCTCTTCCGGTAAAAGCACCAGAAGGTTCTATTTTAAGATTTGAACCACCAATGAACCTGTTAGAACGTGTAAAATTGTTTAACACAAAATGGGTTAAGAGCGGCCATAGAGATGGGGAAAACACTCACAATGTTTCCGTTACTGTTTCGATTAAAAAAGAAATTGAAAAAGTTTCAAAATTGGACGAATTTGGCGTTGTTGTTCACGACTCTAATGATAATCCAATAATGGAAGATAGAAGAGATGATAAAGGTAATTTGGTTTACAAAATAAACGAATGGCCAATGATTGGAAAATGGATGTGGGAAAATAGAGACTCATTTAATGGCATTTCAGTGCTACCATATGATGGTGGGAGCTATATTCAACCTCCATTTGAGGACTGTAATAAAGAAAAGTATGAAAAAATGATGGAAGTTTTGAGCGACATTGACCTTACAAAGGTAGTCGAAGTCTCAGATAATACAAATCTTAGCGGTGAGGTTAGTTGTGGAGGCGGAGCATGTGAGGTATTGGTAGTTTAAGCGAATTTTTCCTATGAAAACACATAAGGGGGGCCTATTAGGCCCCCTTTATTTTTACATTTACTTGTAAAAATAAATTCTTATTATATTTATCTATAAACCAAGAATATGGCTGTGAAAAAGTACATAAATATTGATTATCCGTTTAAAAACAGCCCACAGGGGTTTTTTTTGAACCTAAATTCCGATGAACAAAGGGCAATAAAGGCAGATTTAATGCATCTTTTATTGACAAGAAAGGGTCAAAGGCTTTATAATCCAGATTTTGGGACAGATTTATTAAAATACATCTTTGAACCAAATGACACACTTACACTAGATGCGATAACAGATGAAGTTAGGACATCTGTTAACAAATATCTTCCAAATCTTAATATTAAAAACCTTAGTGTGACACCCTCAGAAGATAATGAGTACGTGGCAACAATAAGATTGGATTATACAATAACAGACAATGTATTTGACATTGCTGATTTTGTTATTATAAACGTTTAAACATGGCACAAATAGTTAATTACACAAGCAGAAATTTTGCTGATATAAGAACCGACTTGGTTAATATGGTAAGACAGTATTATCCAGACATTTTCAATGATTTTAATGATGCGTCTGTTGGTATGATGTTACTTGAATTAAATGCAGCGGTTGGAGACATGCTTTCCTTTAATACGGATAGAATGTTCCAAGAAACCCAAATAGACTATGCACAGGAAAGAAGTTCAATACTTTCAATGGCTAGAACCTTTGGGCTTAAAATACCCGGAAAACGTCCATCAGTAACCATTGTCGACTTTTCAGTCACGATTCCAGTTCAAGGGGATACATTTGATGCATCATATACTCCAATAATTGAAGCTGGTGCTCAAGTAAATGGGGCTGGTAAGGTTTTTGAAACAATTTATGATATCGACTTTTCATCCCCATTCAGTGTTGGTGGGATTCCAAATAGATTGATTATACCTAATTTTAATTCAAATGGAACACTTACCAGCTATACCTTGACCAAGAGAGAATTTGTAATTAATGGTTACACAAAGGTGTTTAAAAGAATTATAACAACAGCCGATGTTAGACCATTCTTAGAAGTTGTTTTACCAGATGATAATGTTTTATCTATTGATTCAGTAATAGCATTAGATGGTACAAATTATATCGCAGAACCTACTTCTGATGATTTTCTTAATTTAGACTATAAATGGTTTGAAGTTGACGCATTGGCCGAAGATAAAGTTTTTATCGAAGACCTTAATAAAGTATCTGATAATCTTTCAATTAGACCGGGAAAATATATAAAGGTAAATAAAAGATTTATAACTGAATTTACGGATTTAGGGTTTCTTAAAATGATATTTGGTGGCGGTACTCAAGATACTAGTTCTCTTTGTGATTTTGATGTTGATGCTAGTCTAGTCAATCAAATAGGTGACTTTATTAACAATTTATCACTGGGTGTGACGCATTCACCTAACACAACGTTGTTTGTAAAATATAGAGTTGGTGGTGGCTCAGACACAAATTTAGGTCAGGGAATTATAAACACGGTTGGATTGATGAACATGTACGTTAATGGGGCTGACCCAGCACAAAATAATGCTGTTAGAACGTCATTGGTTGTTAACAATCCATTACCAGCACTTGGAGGTAGGGATGAACCATCCGTCGATGAAATAAGAAATCTGGTTAGGTATAATTTTTCAGCACAAAATAGGGCTGTAACAATTAAGGACTATCAATCAAGAATTGCTCTTATGCCTAGTAAATTTGGTGTTCCATTTAGAACGGGTGTTTTTGAAGAACAAAACAAAATTAAGGTATATATTATGGGGTTAGATTCAGATGGTAAGCTGAACAACACATCGACAAGCACACTTAAAGAAAATATTGCAACATATCTTGCTGATTATAGAATGTTGAATGATTATGTTGAGATATCAAATGGTCGAATAGTGAACTTATCGTTTCAAATTGACCTTTTCATAGATAAAAAATATCCTCAGTCACAAATCATAACACAGGTTATTAATGCGGTTAATAACTATATGAGTATAAATGGTTTTGATATGGGTGAAAATGTTTATTTATCAAATTTGCTAGAGACAATAAATAATGTTGGTGGCGTATTAAATGTAATAGACTTAAGAGTTTATAATAATGTTGGTGGTAGGTATTCGGTTAATGAAATATCACAACCATATGTTGATGATGCAACTAGAGAAATCGATATATCAAACGAATATACACTTTTTGGTGAACCAACAACTATGTTTGAGATTCGTTACCCTACCTCTGATATTATTGTTAGAGTAAAATAAAAATCATGGCATGTACAAACTGTAAAAAATCTAAACAAGAAGTTGTCGAAGAGGTTTTAGAAACCGCAAAAACAAAATCAGAAACACCAATAACGGATTATTTATTAAAGGTGTTACTTTTTTTGGTCTTATTACTGGTGTTAACACCAGTAATTATAGTTGTTTTTATCATAGTTTTATTTGGTATTGTTGTCTTATCAAAAGATATTAATTTACTACCATTGGTTTATCATATTGGTAAAAAAATATTTAAAGAGGAGGAGGAAGAAGAAGATGAAGATGAAGACGACGATATGACAGATGATGACGGTCCAATGGATGATACGCATGAATTAGCCGACCCAGATGAAATAATTGAAATTAAATAATAGGGAATGTCTGATAATATAAGAATACGAACAACACCAAACGGAAATGACAAATATGTAAATTTAAAACTTGAACAGAAGTTTGATTTTATTGAGATTTTGTCGTTGAAGATTAGTCAGGACAAAGCATATGAAAATTTTTGTTCAGATTATGGGGTTATTGTTGGACGTGTGGTTGTTAATAATGGATTTGGTGTTCCAAATGCAAAGGTTTCGGTTTTTATACCGGTAACCGACGAAGATAAATTAAACCCTGAAATATATGGATTATATCCATATGAAACAGTAAATGATAAAAACATTGATGGTATCAGGTATAATCTATTACCAAAAGAATCTGACAATCAAAACGATTGTTATACACCTGTTGGTACATTTCCAGCAAAAAGAGAAATTCTCGATAACGACCAAATGCTTGATGTTTATTGTAAGTATTATAAATTTACTACTACAACAAATCATGCTGGTGATTTTATGATTTTTGGTGTACCACTAGGTACATATGTTGTTCACGTTGATGCTGATATATCAAACATTGGGATTATATCGCAACGACCATATGATTTGATAGAACAAGGAACCCCAACAAAATTTTTTTATAGCCCAACAAAATTTAAAGCAGGAAAGAATTTAAATTCTTTGGTTCAGATTAAATCATTTAACTCAGCGGTAAACGTATTACCATTTTGGGGTAATAAAGATACGTGTGAAATAGGAATTAATAGATTAGACTTTGATTTAAATTACAGTGTTAGACCATCAGCAATGTTTATGGGTAGTATTTTTGGTGATAGCACTAAAAATAGTGTAAACAAAAGATGTAGACCACGAAAAGACATCGGAAAATTATGTCAACAAGTTTCCAGAGAGGGAACAATTGAAATGATTCGAAAAACCGTTGATAATCAAATTGAACAGTTTGATGTCGAAGGTGGTCGTGTTATAGATTCAGACGGAACGTGGGCATATCAAGTTCCAATGAACTTAGATTATGTCGTAACAGACGAATTTGGAAATCTGATACCATCAGACGATGAAAACAGAGGCATACCAACAAGAGCTAGGGTTAGATTTAGAGTTAGTATGGATGAAGGTGGTGGTTCTGGAAGGTTAAGAACCAGAGGTAAATATTTGATTCCCCACAATCCAGATTCACTTGATGGTTTAGATTTTAATTTTGATAAAACGACAAAAGACGAAAGTTTTACAGACTTATATTGGAATAAGGTTTATACTGTTAAGAATTTTATTTCTAGAACAGAAAAATCAGAGGCAAGAAATAAGACTAAAAACTATACTGGTATTAAAGATGTTGATGGATGTGTTGGAGACAAAACACCATTCCCATATAATAGAGTTTTTACTAAAAGTAATATTTTATTTACTATTATATGTTTTATTCTAACACTTATTGCTAGTATAGTATCAGCATTAAACGCTTTCCTTTGTTGGTTGAGAGGAATCAAGATAGCTGGGTGGAGACCATTCAAGAAAGTCAAACCAATACCAATGAAGTGTCCATCAGACCCAGAAACCGTATGGTATCCGGGGTGTGGTAACACTGTTTCACAATATACCGACTGTGTATCAGCAGTATTAGCTGAGCAGCTTGGGTTATTTCAATTTGATTTTTATAATGATTGGGTTAACGGTAGTCTTTATTATTACCTATTAAAATATAAGAAAAAGAAAAGAGGGAAAGAAAAATTTTGTGAAACGAATTGTACAGATTATCAAGGCGGAACAGGCCACAATCCATGTAGGTCAAATGAATTAGTTGACACAACAGTAACTGATGAAGATAACCATTTTTCACATAAGTTTAGAAATGGGCTTATGGTTAAATACGGTAAAACACTTTATTATCCACCAATTCTACTTGATGGTAGTAATATGAAATTATTTGCAACTGATGTTGTTAATTTAGGTGGCGTATTTGATTGTGATTGGCAAGGATTTCCAAAAATAGTTGAATATTTAACCAGCACATCATATAATATTCCCCCACTTATTCAGGAACTAGATGAAGAAGATAATTCCATAGTGACTGGTATGATAGAAATAGGAAACCTATATAAGGGATTATTTTTTGACATCAATTGTAGCGGAATTAGCTTTGATGGACGACAAGCAGCAAATATTAGAAGACAAAGTGAGCTTAATGTTGATAATCCTGAAACAGAAAATGGTGCACCACATGCTACCGTATCGATTCAGGAAATTTATGACCCAACAGACCAAATTGATTCTGCAACTAGCATTAATAGGTATGTAAGAGATTCTTTTTACCTGTTAAATATCAATGGTTCTGATATTCAAACATTACCAATAAACAACCAATTATTAACCCCATCACAAGGTACATCTTTTGAGTATGCTGGTAATACACAATCCGTAACGCATAATAATGGTGCGGCTTATAACGCTTTTAGAAACTACCATGTACAAAACGGAAATGCGCCAACAGATATGTCATTCCAGTCTTGGGGTAATTCATATTATATGTATTTTGGATTAATTCCGGGTAAAACAGCCCTTGATAAACTCATTTCAAAATACTTCACTAATTGTATCAAAGAGGTTTCTGATGATTTTATCGTTGAAACAAGCGTAACAAATGTTACAACCGAAAACGGGTCTGATGGAATAATTAATTTTACATTTATTGGAGGTACAGGCCCATTCACATATACATGGATTGGACCAAACTATAATTATGGGCCATATACAGCAACAACATCTGGCGTTATATCTAATCTTGAAATTGGTGATTATACAATAACCGCCACCGATGCACTTGGAACAACAGTAATTAAAGAGGTGTCTGTTGAGGGACCATTATCATTAACTTGTGGTTTTTCAATAGCAAATAGTCCAACAACACAAACATCAAATGATGGTAAAGTTAATATAACACAATTATATGGCGGAATTCCACCATATACTTTGGTGGTAACAGGACCGAATACAAATGTAACATATAACAACGTATCAATCACCAATTCACCAATTGGAAACCTTGGTGTTGGACAATATATATTCACAGTAAGTGATAGTTCTCAAACACCCCAAACTTGTTCACAAACATTAAACATGGTATCAGCATCAGCATTGGTTCTTGATTCACCAATAATTGTTCAGAATATTAGTTGTGGTGGTGGTGATTGTGATGGTATCATTGACCCAAGAGTTTCTGGTGGTGTTCCACCATATATGGTATCCGTAATCGGGCCAAATGGTTATTCAAATAGTGGTGTATACGGTAATGTTGTGTTTGACAGCTTGTGCGTTGGTGGGTATATCATAACCGTATCAGATAGCATTAATCAATCAGTAACAGGAATTGTTACGTTGACACAATCTATTCAACCAACAATAAATGTTAATGGAATCAACAATAGAAAGCAATGTGACCCAACAAAATACACAGTTAAATTTAATATAGTACAAGGTACGTTACCATCGCCATATACAATTAGATATTCTGTTGATGGCGTTGATTATACACAAACTGGAAACAATGGATTAAACACAATTGTAATAACAGAAAACATTACAGATGAATTATTGATAGTTGTAGAGGATAGTGAAGGTTGTGAAAGTAATGAGCTGTCATATAGTTCTGCTGAGCTTCAAAAACCAACACTAGCATTAACATTGGGTGGTACACGACTTAGCAATACTATTACGTATTCAGCAAGTGGAGGATTTTCACCGTATACATACACTCCGGTGAATGTTGGTCAGATTAATGTATATACAGCACCAAATGCAAATCCAGTAATTGGCATTGTAACAGATAACGTTGGATGTACAGCATCAAATTCATTTTAAATATGGATACTAGATTAAAACAAATATTAGGTGTAAATAAAACCAAGGAGTCGGTCAATACTGATACTTTTTTAAACATTCAGTTTAATGATAGTGAAAGATTATTACCCCCTGACAATATAAACACAGTTCTAGATTTAGGCAAACAGTTCAATACTGAAAGACAATCTTGTCCATATTATAGAATTGTTGGAAAGATAGTTCCACTTATTAGCAATGTATTGTTTAATACTACGGGTGGTATTGATACTTGGCAGTATTTGAATAACCCAATCTTTACAACCAAATCCTTGGACGATGATGATAATGAAATACTTTCGTTTGGTGAGTCAATTAAAAGAAATTTAAAAGAAATAAACGGATGGTATGGTTATTTTGACCCAGTACTTACCGGTAGTGGATTATGTAACTATTATGATATGGAACCAAAGAGAGAACGTTTTTCTTTTATACCAGATATTACAAATATACCAAATACTAGGGTTAAAAACTGGGAATTAACAATTACATACCCATATATGAGTGATAAAACCCATAAGTTAATCTCAAATGGTTTATTGATTGTTGATAAACAATTGGCGATTGTTGGGGGTAAAGAAATGACGGCGTTAAGTGTTCCAGTGTTGCACAATTTAACGGTTGGTTCAACAATAGCTTTGTCTGGAACAAATATGGATGGTGAATATGAGATAAAACGTATTGGTTTGGATTCAGGAGAATTAAAGAACTATTATTTTTGTATTGATGTTGACTATAATTTATTGGCAATAGGAAATAACTCAAGAATGAATAAAATGTATAATGGAATTAAATCTGAATATTATTTTAGAAAGTTTAAAAAAATAAAAACAAAGTCATCGGCAGTAATCGAAACAGATGATTATGAGGTTTATAAACTTGCATTTTCAGAAAATATATTTTCAGACGATGTTACACAGTTTACATTTAATGAAGACATAGATGTTGATGGGTTAACCGATAATTTGGGTAGGCCGCTAAGTGAATTATACCTAACAATAGTTAAAACAAATAGTAATAATATTTTTGGTAATATATCATCTGGAATTGAGGTTCCGTTAATACAGGAATTGAATAATGGAAATACAAACACATATTTAAAAAATATTCCAGCGATTCAAAAAATTCACAATGTACCATCAGCGCCAACGCAAACATTTACGCCATTAGAATCAAATATTTTAATATCGGACGACGACTTTTATGGTGATGTTGTTGAATATAATATAACAACCGTTCAAGAGACTGTGTTATCAGATGTTTTTCATAGATTCAATACTATTAATAGAGAAATGACATATAACGGTGAAATTTCAGGCCCAAGACCTGAGGGGTATTATTATAAAGCACATCAATTGATTAAAATTAGAGATTTTTCAAGTTATATTGAGGAGGGTAATGAATCAACAGCCGGAATGCCTGATTATAAAGTTAATTTAGGTGATGGTAGATTTCTATGGAGAGATTTATTGGATATCGGTAATGTGGATATAAATAAAAATGTACTGAATTATCCCTTTGTAAATGGGTGTCATTATATGTATCAAAATTATTGTTTTGATATTAAAAGACAAGACCCGTTTGATAATTGGAATTTATATCATTCCGGTTTTCCAGCCGACCCAATTGGAAATATGATGAATAATAGATTTAAAGTAAATATAGCCAACAATGCTTGCTAATTATAAGATAAATTTATCAACACTTGCATCTTCAGTCTCAGCAACAACCCTTGATATTCCAATTGAAATGGAATATCAAATTGTTGATAATGCTGAATTGGTTGAGCGTGTGTTTGTTGAAAAAGAAAAACAAAAAGCGGTAAACCCTATATTGGATTACGATAAGGTTAGGTATATTCCATTTCACGAGGCATCTGAGGTAATAAATGTAAGATATGAACTATCATTTTTAAATGAAACCGGTAATTTAGCAATTCCGACATATTATTCAACAATTGGTTTTGAGGATAGTGATATTAGAGTAAGAAAAAACACATTTAAAGAGAGTTATTTATATCTTGGGTTTTATGATAGTGATAATGCAATGACGCAAACGTTGATATCAGAGATTTCAATATATAGTCAACTAACCAGAGACGATTTCTATCCTATTGGCGTTCCAAGACCAAATATTGCGGGTCAAGTTAAACCAGCGAGTCAAATACCACTTAGATTTATATTGTCTAGCCCACAATTAATTACGGGTGGAAATTATGAGGGTTACTATATTTATGGTTATAAAGATGACCTATCAATAAATTTACCAAAATTTCTTTATATGAAAGCGGGGTATTTTAATGGAAAAACGGGTAAATTTAGTAATTTAATGACGCACCCATCAGCAGATTGGATTGATGGGTTGGTAAATAAGCTACATACAAGATATAAATTATATAGGACAACAACTGGGTTTTATTACGAAATAGACACACAGTATTCAAATAATGTAACATACACGGTAAACGCTGGATATCCAAATAGTTCAGATGTTTCGGTTAAACTATATCAAATACAGGCTTTATAATGGAAATTATTAGAAGAAAAATATTGCTTGAGGATTGTATCGATAGGGATTACAATAGTCCAACATATGGATTGATTAGTGCAACATCGTTTTGTATCAATATTATGTTAACACAAAATATTGATGATATTGGTCTATTCACAGACGTTGCCTTTGTACCAACTAATAACCCAGTTGATTACACTATTTTAAGTGAAAAATTGTCAGCAAGTGGCTTTACATTTCCATTTATGAGTGGTATTTTTCCTGAACCAATTGAACTTGACCAAAGCTATACACTTAGATTAACTAGTAAAACAGTTTTAGATTATTATGATGTTACAAACAATAGTTTAACAGCTAACACACAGTCCAGAGCTGAAGAAGTTAGGTCGTATAGCATAATCGACCCATTTAGGCTTAATTTTGACGTGGAAACAAACACGTATATAAACTTCTCTGGGGAAACAATCAATGGCGTTAATCGAGTTTCAGGGCTTGGTACGGCATTTACATATGTTTTTGGTGCTGATAAAAACGACCCAAACATTGGAATGAATGGTCAAAAAAATGGGTTAAGATATATAGATTTTAGTGGTGGCCCAACAAATGTTGTATTCATTGGAGAGGGTTGGAACGAAACAAACACATCATTATCAGGTTTGACAAAAGAAGAGTATTTATTTGGAATAATTTCCAAACCAGAAGTTAAAAGTGATGTATTTATAGACAGAGGAATAACAACAATATTTGAGAAACACCTAAAATTGTCAGAAATAACAAATTTGGATGAGTTAAATAGATATGGTAGGGGTTATTATAACCTTACAAAAGAGTGATAATCACTAATTTAAAAAGAAAATAACATGGCAACAGGGACATATGGAATAATTAGACCAGCAGATGTAACAGCGGATGATGTAGAAATATTCTACGCATATTCACCATCCAGAGATAAACAAAGTAGTGGATTGGTAAAAATCGACAACCCAAACGATGTATTAATTAGAATGAACAATCCTAATAGATTGCAATCAGGTGTTAGCGGGTTTGAAATGTTTGGGGGTTTATACACGCTTAAGCTTCCTGTGTCTATTTTTTCAGCCAAAGGAATTTACACAATTGTCATCAAACCAATTGAAATAAGAACTAAAATTGTTGATGTTGGTGTGTTATCCGCTTTTCCAGACATTAAAGGTCTGTTATTTGATACAGCAACAATTCCGGTGAGTCTTTTAAATAGATTTGAAAACAATGGGTTAATAGGGTATAGGGTGGAATATCTAAATCCTACAGCATCAGATACCAAAATTAGTAATGTTTTTAGGGTTATAACATCTAATAACAGGGCTGAACCAGTTAATCAAAACTTAACAAACACCAATCAAAAGGCTATCAGATATAGGTTCAACGATAATTCAACACTAGTATTTTGTACAGTCTCCCCAAGTTCAGCATCCAACGTACAACCAAACGCTTTTCCGTTTATAGGTCAACCAAATCAAAATGTTATTATAACAAATACTTTTTTCAACCCTATTATGGTTGAGGTAGAAATGGTTGAACATGACGTTGAGACGTTAGCATATGCATTGTTTGGAAACCAAACAAAATCTCTGGAAGATGGTATTTATACTGTTTATAATTTCAATAATCAAATTTATAAGCAATACGACTTGTATGAGATTAAAGATAAATTTACGGGTAAACCATTGTTTGAGGTTAGAGAGCAAAGAAATAATATCGATTTTTCGAAGAATTTTAATAATATAATAACCGTTTAATAATGGCTAATGATAGAATAAAGGTTGCTGGTTATGCTCAAAAAACACAATATAATGGTGGTGTTGAGTATAGAAATTTTAGCCCAGATTTGGTTGGTTTACAACTAACAAGTGATGGTGGCACCCCACTATTTACTATGGGTAATTTTTCGGTTACAACTAACTTTGAACCGAAAAAAACAAAAAAGTTCATAACCAACAATTTTTCAAACTTTATTTCTCTTACCGATTTAGATTTAACCCTTGAGGACTCAATATCATTGTTATCAAACAATGCTGGTGTTTTTCTTAATCTGGATAAAACAAATTTAACAAACTATACTTTGTTTGGTTCGCTAACTGAATTTATGAGGGTTTCTCTTGAAGAAATTATCACGAATTGGCCAGCAGCGCTTTATGTAAACCCAATCTATGCTATTGAACCATATTATATAACACAAACTGGGGCCACAATAGAGAACTACTCATATGATAGTATTACAAACACATCAATATTTAGGGTAAATACAAATTTAATAACAAATAAATATGAAATTAATTATTTAGCAAACGGAAACACCAACACACTAAATGATTTAAGAAACCTTCAGCAATATTATGAACAATATTCAATATTATACAATGGAGGAGAATACGATGTCATAGGATTCACCGGTTCGACAGAGATATCAAACGATTATCTATATTTTACTGTTAATGGAAATGTCTTTTCTGGATTAACGGCGAACGACTATCCAACATTTTATGTAAAACCAAATTCAACAAAGGTAAATACGTTTTTTAACGAGTTATCAGATTTTGAGGCTTATTTATTAAATCGTCAGGTTTATCCTCTTTATACTGCAACATTTAACTATGCGATTAAAACCGATAATGGTGGATTATTATATACAAGTGAAAAAGTAACATGGCCAACAACAGATGGGTATAACATAGATTTTGACACGGACGAATATTCAATATATGCAGGTAAGTTGTTGAATATGGCGACTAATTTTGATTTAACAACAAGTAACTTAGTTGTTAGATTTCTCGTTACTGAGTCTATAACAGATTTTGACACAACATCTGTTCATTTAGACCCACTAGACCAAGATGCTACAGACCAAAAGGTAAATAAGACATTAACAATTTATGGTAGAGAATTCGATAACATCAATAGTTTTATTACGGGTATTAAATTTGCAAATGTTGTTTCATATGATAAAAGCAATAACACACCTGATATATACCTTAAAAATATTGCCAGAGTATTGGGGTGGGATTTAATATCATCAGTTCTTGAAAACAATCTACTAAAAAGCTATTTAGAACCAAAAGAATCAACATTTAGCGGACAAACAGTTGGCCTAACGCCAATTGAGGCAGATATTGAATTATGGAGAAGAATTATCCTTAACACTCCGTGGATTTGGAAATCAAAAGGTACCAGAAAAGCGATTGAGTTTTTATTTAAATTTATTGGAACACCCCTTGGGCTGATTTCATTTAATGAATACATATATCTTGCCGAAAATAAAATTGATGTAGATATATTTAAACAAATTCTCGAATTAAACGGTAGACCAACAGAACTTTCAAGCTATCCAATAAGTATTAGTGGATATCCACAACCATTTGTCAATACACCAAACGTATATTTTCAAAGCAAGGGTCTTTGGTATAGAGAAACTGGCGGTGAGAGCGCAACCATTGATATAACAAGCGGAAACAATCCACACGTTGGTCCATATGACGGCGGGTACACATATATCAATCAATTTAAAACATTGATTCCAGATTTTTCAGCGGTTACAATTAGTTCTGAGACCACTACTACAAATACTAGTAATTTGTTTAGTAATTATAATTCTGGGACTATGACAGGATATAGTGGTAGAACATATGTTGATATTACAAATAAATCTGGTGTCGATTTTAGTGATTGTTATATAGTAACATCAAAAATAATCGAGGACCCAAAACATCGTAAGGAAGAAACAGATTGTGGTTGTCAAGGACCAAACACACTTAACTCATTGAGTGTTTGTGTTGAAAAACGAGGAGTTAAAATTAATGATTGTAATAGTGAAATAGCTGACGTATCAATAGTTGAACCAGAAAACTATTATGTGTTTAACTATTATCAATACAATATTGATGGTACAATTTATTCAATAAATGGCGTTCCAGTCTATTATTCTTCAATGTTTGTGGATAAGGCTTGTTGTAATTTTAGAGGTGCTATACCATATTATTATAACCAAGTAGATACCAATACCAGACTGATAAACAGTGGTTATATTTGTTGTTATGCTACAAATACTTGTGGTTGTCTTGTAACATGTAAATGGAATTTATCTAAATCAAGATGGGTTGAAATTCCGATTGGTGGAAATAAATATTTAAATTTCGTAGATGAACTTGGTGAAAGAAGAGTTGTATCTAAGGATGGGTGTAACTGTATTAAAGACTATACAATACCAGTAAGCGTAATTGACCCATATACAAATGAAACAGGTTTTGGGTGTCAATTAACAAACTTAGGTTGGACAGATATAAACCTACAAGATTCTGTGATAGTTAGAACATATAATGAAAGAGTTGCCGGAACAATTGGTTGTTCTGATATTTCTATTGAAACAAAACCAAAGATTAAAACATTTGCTGTTATATTGAACGATAGGGGTATGATAGGTCATAGAACAAATAACCTTATGTACAGAGATTTAACAACCACAACAATATTAGGAAATTTTGCAAACACAAATATTCCATTAAGTGGTTCTCCAGTCGGTTATTTAACAGGGTTTGATTATAACCAAAATGTGACGCCAAACGCAAATGATACGGTAAGAATGGAGATTATGAGCGGATTTGAATTACCATCAGACATCAAGTTTGACCCAGCATTAGGTCATAGAATGTGGTACTTAGAAAGTAATTTTGAATATACAAATGAAACATTTGCGTCTAAGATACCATATATGACACAAATATCACCAATTACTCTTGATAATAACGGTGTATATTCAGGTAATTTCACATTCCCTAATATTGGAACACCAGAATATGTGTATATGGTTTGGGATTTCAGAACAACCGTAACAACCCCGCCACCAAGGCCGTTGAATACGTATAGTATTTCATATACTAATAATATACCAAAACAACCAATTAAATTATTAATTGGAAATAATGGCGGTAGCCCAAGTAATGTAATATATGACGGGTTATATAGTACAGACCCATTGACGGGTACAAGTACATATCTACCAGCTGTTAACGCCTTGGTTGTTTTGGCAATAGAAAGTGCAATTATTAAGAGTGCTACATGTAATAATGTTACAGTAACACCAAATGCACATTACGCATCATTTTATAATGTAAATGGGCCACTAGTGATTTCATTTATAACCGAATAAAAAAAAAATAAAAAAATGAGACCAAACACGTGTTTGACAGAAAAAGAAATCTTAAGCCAAAATGGTAGGGTTATTTATAACTCTGATGGGACAATTTCTGTCTACACTGTAAGCCCAATTACCGGACAGTTAACACCATCACATTTAACCAAGCCTTGTTGTGAAGCACTTGGAATTGCTGGTTCATATTTTGATACAACAACACAAAAATGTAGGTGGTCAAAAGAGGCTTCTTGTAAAGATGAATCCGTTTTCAATTTGGTTTTAAACCCAAGAGGTAATGACGGTGCAATATTTTCGCCTGAAACAAATGAAACATGTACATTAACAGTTGATTTCGATTATTTATTTAAGTTTAGTTGTACAACGCTTACGGATTTGGTTAATCAGCAAATTACGGGTAGTTGTAAAACTGTTTTAGACGTATTCGAGTCTGTTGGGGCATCAATGATATTAAATATTGTTGACACGACAAATACTAATAATACTTTGGTAAACGTATATGA